AAAGATTTCACGGTTGCAGAATGGGAGTTATCGTTCAATGAGGGACGTAAACTTTGGCAACAACATGAGAAAGATTTTAATGGACAATAAAGATGTCAGCTTTGATATCTATCAGCCTTTTGGCCCAAGCATATTAAAGACTAAGTTACCACAAATATATGTGGACGCGTTAAACGAGCAATCAGATACAATATTGAATGACGAAACACTGAGCAAGGAACATGATTGGAGTCATAACCTTGCTGGTAACGTGAAGAAAGAAGTTGCAATCGATCACATGAAGATCAAAGGTTTTCCAGAATTCCTCGCGGTGATGTCAGAGGAATACTCTAAGCGAGTTCTTCCAGACCCCATACCAGCGGGCACAAAGATCGCTTTTAGAGTTTGGACAGTAAGCCAATGGGCTGGTGATTTCAATCCTATGCATATACATGACTCGAATTTATCGGGCGTTTGTTTCCTCAAAATTCCTCCCAAGTTTGAAGAGGAGTATGCAAAGGAGGATCATCA